AAGGAGGTCGCCACACCGCCGCCCGCCCCTGCGGCAGGACAGTCGAAGCCGTCGAGCTCGAAGAAGGCGATGACGCCCCAGGAGGCCCTCCTCGAAGGAGTGCGGGCCAACCAGGACGAGATCGCCCGCATCCTGGGCGAGATGAGTGCAGAGACTCACCTCAAGTCGTAGGGCAAGGGCTACAGCACAGGAGCAACCTCAATGGCTGCGACACTCCAGCTTTCCGTGACGAATGGGAACAACGCCGCCTCCGATGGCGTGACGGGCATCGATCTCATCAGCGCGGACAACGCCACCAACACCCTGGCCAACCGCCAGGCCAACCCGATCACGGTCGGCACCAATTCGTATGAGAAGTGGATCCGGCTCAAGATCACCGTAGCCCCGACCAACTACGTCCAGAGCTTCCAGGTGTGGTTCAACAGCACCGTGGACACGTCCACCACGCTGTACTTCACCGGGGCGTATGTGACGTACCAGACCGGGACCACGGCCACCTCCACGATCGCCAACGCTGTCGCGACGACCTACACGTCGGGCAACAAGGCGACCTGGGACCTGATCTCGTACAGCCAGACCAGCTCGTACACCAAGTACCTGGTCATGCAGCTCAGGGTCGACGCGACCGCCGGTCCGGGCAACTGGACCCAGCAGACCGTCAACTACAGCTACCAGGAAGCCTAGTTTCCTGTTCACGGGCGGGGGGTTCCCCCCAACTCCCCGCCCGTCCAATCCTCATCCTTGCGGAGGGAACGTGAAGACAGTCCTGGTCACAGGTGGCAACGGGTTCATCGGGCGATATACCACGGAGGAGCTGGTCAGGCGTGGATACCTCGTTTCCTCACTCGACACCCGATACCGCGACGGGGGACCCAGCGTCACCACCGTTCTCGGCGACATCCGGGATGCAACAGCCGTCACCGAGGCTGTCGCCCACGCCGATGGTGTCATCCACCTGGCTGGCGTACTCGGTACACAGGAGACGGTCAGGAACCCTCGTCCTGCGGCGGAGACGAACATCCTCGGGGGGCTGAACGTCCTCGAGGCCTGCGCCCAGTACGACGTGCCGCTGGTCAACATCGCCGTCGGCAACTACTGGATGAACAACACCTACTCGATCACCAAGAACACCGTCGAGCGTTTCGTGGACATGCACGTCCGCTTCCGGGGCAGCAGGATGACCGTCGTCCGCGCCCTGAACGCCTACGGTCCCAGGCAGAGCGCCTCGGCCCCCTACGGGCCCTCCAAGGTCCGCAAGATCATGCCCAGCTTCATCTGTCGGGCGCTGTCCGGGGAGCCGATCGAGATCTACGGTGACGGCACCCAGATCATGGACATGATCCATGTCGGGGACGTTGCCCGGATCCTCGTGGACAGTCTCGAGACCACCGAGAAGTACGGCCCCCTGGGCACGCTTGAGGCAGGCACGGGCCGTGAGACCACCGTCAACCAGATTGCCCAGCTCGTCGCCGACGAGGTCACGCTCCAGGCGAATATCGCCGTCGAGATCAGGCATCTCGACATGCGCCCCGGTGAGGATGTGGGATCGGTGGTCCTGGGGGACCCGACCACGCTCGAAGTCATCGGGATGGCCCCGAGCATCCTCGTGAGGCTCGAAGACGGCGTCCAGGACACGGTCGGCTACTTCGGCGCTTATCTGCCGTGATTGAAGCCGTGCGGGTCCTCGCCGATGACTTCTCGGCGATCGGCTACGACATCGAGAACGAGTGGTTCGGGTCGGTCGACGCTGAGATCCTGTACGCGATGGTCATCAAGTTCCACCCCGGCAGGATCATCGAGATCGGATCGGGCTTCTCCACCTCCATCTCGCTCGCGGCCATGCGCTCCAACCTCCGTGATGGCTGGGGATGCACCCTCACCGCGATCGACCCCTATCCTCGCGCTGCCCTCGATCCGGTCGTCGACCACCGCTGCGTGCGCCTCGAGGACGCTCCACGAGAGCTGTTCGACTGGCTCGTGGACAACGACATCCTGTTCATCGACTCCAGCCACAAGTGGGCCCCCGGGAACGACGTGGACATCCTGTACCACGAGATCCTGCCGTCCCTCCTGCCCGGGGTCATCGTCCATGCCCACGACATCTTCCTGCCGGACCCCTACCCCGAGGCGTGGTCCGACCGTGGGTATGACGAGCAGGAGCATCTCAAGAACCTCCTCGATACCGGACAATGGGAGGTGCTCTGGTCGAGCCACCAGATGCAGCAGTCGTCCCCAGAGCTGCTGGCGGATGCGTTCGCGTCGTACACGCCATCAAGGTGGCCCGGGAGCTTCTGGATGAGGAAGCGATGAGGGTTCTCGTCACCGGGTCCGACGGGTTCGTCGGCCGGCACACCGTCAAGGCGCTGAGGGATCGCGGGGTCGAGGTTGTCACCGCCGACAAGAAGACCGGCATCGATCTCGCCTACGAGCACCTCCCTCTGGGGCTGTGGGACGCAAGGCCTGACCTGATCATCCACCTCGCCGGATCCTGCTCGACGCTGGGCAGCATCTACCGTCCGATGGTCACCTTCCGCGACACCGTTGGTACCGCCGCGAAGGTGATGGACCTCGCCTCCATCCGCCAGACGCCCGTGATCGTCACCAGCTCGGTCAAGGCTCGCGACGGGATGACGCCCTACGGCGCGGCCAAGCAGATGGTCGAGACGTGGGCCATCGAGATGGGCCACACCTTTGACTTTCCGGTCGTCATCAACCGCCCGGGGACGATCTACGGCCCGGGCCAGGAAGGGTCACAGGAGTCGGGCTGGATCGCCTGGTTCCTCAAGGCCAAGAAGGAGGGGCTTGAGGTGGTGATCAACGGTGACGGCCTCCAGCGCCGCGACCTGTTGCACGTCTCGGACTACGTCGAGTTGCTGATGCTCCAGATGCAGGCACCCAAGCTCTACTCGATCCAGACCTGGGACGTGGGTGGGGGACCGGCCAACGTCGTGACCGTCAACGAGATCGCGAGCTACCTCGGCCTCGACTACACCCACGGTCCCGAACGGTACGGAGACGCCAGGAGCTACGTCGGCCACAACCACGTCCCAGGCTGGGAGCCCAAGGTCTTCTGGCGCACCAGCGAGACGTTCCATGGTCTATGACATTCCGTTCCGGGGAGATATCGATCCCCACGTCGGGCAACTGACGGACCTCGCGTCACGGTCCAGGATCACCGTGGAGATCGGCGTCGGCACCTTCGCCAGCACGATGGCCCTCATGCGTGGCCTCCCGGACGACGGTCACCTGACGAGCGTGGACATCGACTTCAAGTCCCACCCCGAGCTCGATGCCGACCCGCGCTGGTCGTTCATCCACGGCAGCTCCATGGATCCCGCGACGATCGTCCGCCTGCCACGCGAGCCCGATCTCATGTTCATCGACTCGGGCCACAGCCTCGAGTTGACCTGGCTCGAACTCCTGCTGGCTGACTTCCTGCGTGCGAAGCGCATCGCCCTCCACGACTACCTGTTCCCGGTGAACGGCGAGAACTGCCGGGTACATCAGGCGGTGGACGAGTTCCTCGAGGCCGGCACCTACCGCTGGGAGGCCCTCCACGAGAGCTACTGGGGACTTGCCGTGCTGGTGAGAGCGTGAGCATCGCCGATCTGCTCCCCTGCGCGATCCTCGTCCCGTCCCTTGACCGGCCGCAGAACCTACGCGACATGGTCAGCAACATCCACCAGAACACTCCCGAGGAGCACTTCATCCTGTTCTGCGTCGGGGACGAGAAGAGCAAGCTGATCCTCGACGAGCTGGGCGAGTGGTTCCTCGACGACGAGCGCGACAAGGACAAGCGGTACGTCACCCGGATGAACAAACTCATCGGACACATCGACGACGCGAAGACGATCTTCTTCGGGTCCGATGACGTGCGCCACCACAGGGGCTGGCTCACCGCCGCGCTGCGGGTCATGGATGCGGATCCGTTCCCCCGGTGCGTGGTTGTCAACGACCTTCACAACTCCAACGGGACCCAGGCCGTGATCCGTCGGTCCTGGCTCCAGAGTGCCGTGTTCGATGCTCCGGGTCTCGCGTTCCACAAGGGTTACGGGCACAACTTCGCCGACAACGAGATGTTCCTCACCGCCCAGGTGGCGGGAGAGTTTGCCAGGGCTCCCGACTCGATCGTGGAGCATCTCCACCCGGTGTTCGGGTCCGCGAATGCCCTGCCGTGGGACCCGACCTACACCAACGCCCTGGAGCCATGGGCGGAGGACGGCGAACGGTTCGACCGCAGGGCGGCGATGATCAACAGCCGATGATCTCCGTCATCATCCCCACCTACAACCGGGCGGGTCTCCTGATGGAGCGGGCCATCCCCTCGCTGCTGGCCCAGACGTACACCGACTGGGAATGCCTCGTCGTGGGGGACGGGACGAACCAGGAGACGGTGGCAAGGGTGGGGACCTTCTGTGAGAAGGACTCCCGTTTCCGCTTCTGGAACCTTGCCCATGACGAGTACCCCGAGGGAGGCGAAGCCTGGGGACTCTACGGCCTGACGGCCCTCAACTTCGGTCTTGACTGGGCGAGGGGAGAGTGGATCAGCGTCCTCAACGACGACGACGAGTACACCCCCGACAACTTCGAGGTGCTCCTCGCGGAGGCAGAGCTTTCAGGCGCGGACTTCATCTACGGCATGAGCGACACCTGGAAGGACGGCCTTCCCACGGGCCAACTCTACGGGCAACTCCCGCTCGGTGATGGGAACGTCACGCAGGGTGCCTACATCTACAGGAGGGGCCTCGAGTACCGCTATCGCCGCGACTGCTACAGCCGTTTCAGGAATGGCGATGCCGACATGTGGGTCAGGATGCGGGAGGGCGGCGTGAGGCCATCCTTCATCTCCAGGGTCGTCCACCACTACCACAGGAGCTACCCGTGATCCCCGTTCTCGCCGTGCCCGTCCTCGACCGCTACGACCTCCTCGAGGGGATGGAGAAGAGCGTGGACGTGGACGTGAAGCGGTACTACGTCATCGACAACGGTGGGCGGTACGAGACGGACACCCGCCTCTGGCCCTGGTGGGAGCAGCGCCACGTCTGCCGGCCCGGTGCCAACCTGGGCTTCGGGGCGTCGGTCAACCTCACCATCAAGACCAACCTCGGTAGTCCCTGGTGGATGTTCGTCAACGACGACATCATCTTCACGCCCGGCGATCTCAAGATCATGGCGAACTTGATGTGGTCGATGACCGAGACTCCCCTGCTGGCGACGATGGAGGGATGCGGCTACTCCGCCTTCGCGATCAACGAGCTCGCGGTTGAGACCGTGGGCTGGTTCGACGAGGCCTACCACCCCGCCTACTGCGAGGACACCGACATCAACTGGCGATGCCAGCAACTCGGGGTCCAGCGGGTCGAGGTTCCTGGCACCTCCCAGCACCTCGCGAGCCAGACGATCCGCAGCAGCGCGAGTCGCCGCAACAGCAACGACTGGTCGTACCCCCGCAACGTGAAGTATCACGAGATGAAGTGGGGAGGCCCTCCTCGCTCAGAGGTGTACGCCACGCCGTTCAACAAGCCGTTCATCGAGGGCGGCGATCCATCCATCACCACGGCACCGAAACTCAGCCGACTTCGCGATCTGGCTTGGTAATGGAACGCCGGAGGTCTACTCTGGAAGCGCACGGTCGGAACCCGTCTGGGCGGGGACTTGCCGGTTCAGTCGCGAGCAGTTCACCTAGCAGGAGTATCTGATGACGACACTGGCGATCACCCCGGCATCGGGGTCCATCACCGCAGAACGGACCGTCTGCCGCGTCACCACGGCAGGAGCACCCGACAACACCCTCACCGGGTACGACGGGACCATCGACAACACCCCCACGGGCCAGCACCAGTACCCCGCCTCCCCGGCGGAGAACTACTACATCGCCTTCCTCGTGGGAGGCGTGGAGAGGGGTCGGAGCTACGTCTTCAACCCGGGCTCCAGCGGCGTCCACGTCTTCAACAACTACATCTTCCCGTCGGCTGGGACCTGGACCGTCAACCTCGTCCGCAGGCGGGACAGCGGCACCGAGGCGACCCTCTCGGTCGTCGTCGCCGCCGCCCCGGCTGCTGATCCGGCCATCCCGACTCCCAGCGTCTGACGATGGCGGAGGCGAAACCTAAGGCCCGCAAGCCGAAACGGGTCGGGAAGATCGACGGCACGGAGATGGAGGTCCTCGAGATCCACGAGGACCCCTCCGGGACCGGGAAGTGCATCGGCACCATCGCGATGGTCACCCGCGACCTGGTCGCGGCCCAGACGACCATCTCGTGGCTCATGGACGACCGCAGCTACCTCGGCCCTGGCGAGTACACGTCGCGCTTCATCATCCAGGGCAACGTGCTGGTCCACCAGCGCAACGAGTGCATCCAGAAGATGGACGGCGACTGGATCCTGTTCATCGACTCCGACATGGTGTTCCAGCCGGACGCCGTGAAGAAGCTCATCGAGACCCAGAAGAAGTTCGACCTGGACATGGTCGGGGGCCTCTGCTTCCAGCGCATGCCCCCCTACCAGCCCACGATGTACGTCATGGCACCGAACGCCGAGCATGGCTACACCTTCCTCGAGGACTGGCCCGAGGACACGGCCGTCGAGGTCGATGCCACGGGCATGGCCTTCGCTCTTGTCCACAAGCGCGTGTTCGACATGATCCTCCGCAAGAACACGGGCGAGGGCTTCCCCGATCTCGACCACCGGATGGGCGTCCGTCCCCCTCCCTTCTTCCGCTGGGAGGGTGAGTACGGCGAGGACTTCCTGTTCTGCCGCGAGGCGAAGGCAGCAGGCGCGAAGATCTTCGTGGACACAAGCGTGAAGATCGGACACAGCGGGACCACGATCATCACCGAGAAGAACTTCTTCCGGGAGATCGCC